CTGCATTGCAGCAATATCATTTTGGTTAACTGCTGGCTTAGGTGCTGGTGTGTATCCGAAGATTTCACCATTGGCATCTAGCCAGTTACTAATAGCATCCTCAGATGCCTCGATATCGGATGGAATAAACTGTGCAATCTTTTGATTGACACCCTTGGATGTAAGTACATCCTTTAGAATCCGCTCTTTTTGGGCTTTGGTGAGTTCACCATATGATGTCTCAAGTTCCTTGTTTCTGCGCTGCTCAGCCTTTAGTTGCTTACGTAGTCGCTTAACAAGGTCCGAATCTGATTCAAATACAGGTGTACTTGTTTCTTCATCGTCTTCGTCATCTGCCCAGTAGTTGTCGCGGTTTTCGCTCATAGCGAGTCTCCCTTTTAGTAGTTATCGCACACCTCAATTCAGATGGGGTATCTGCATTGGCTTGTACTTTCGGTCTATTACGCCCCCTGGGGCCGATGGGTCCAGGTGGGGATTCTTTATAGCAGTCCTGCTGTAGAACTAGTTCTTAGTGAACCAGTTGTAGTTCCTGCTTGGCCTTGGAAAGCACGAACATTCTGTTCAGACAATGTCTTACGACGTTTTGATGCTGTTCCAGTAAACTCTTCTGCAAGAAGACTTGTTTGAATATCTTCCGTCAACGTTAGGTTAGAAGCCTCAGTACCACCAGCCTTCTCATAAATCTGAGCAAGTTGGGTTGTAGGCAATAGTGTTTCAGAGATATTCTCAAAGCCAGTTCCAGCAAGTTGTGAAATCTGTGCTTCGCTGTAACCCTTAGCGGCAAGAGTTGCTGTGAGTTGCTTGAAGCCCTTGAGTTGGTCTGCTGATGTTGAGATACCAGACTTAGCACGACGAAGTGCTTCTGCTGTAAATACACCAGTTTGACGGTTAAGTTCTAGTTGCTCTTTACCAATCTTGGCATCTAGATAAAAATCTGTAAGGTCTGCTGCAGAACCAATAAAACCAAGTTTGATAAGTGCATTGACTTGGAATTGGTCTGCTTCAACTGCTCGTAGTTGTGCAGTAGCAGCACGCTCTGAAAGGTCTGCAACTGTGACATCGTTCTTGAAATATGCCTTTAGAGAATCCTGTGTAAGATACTTGTTACTTAACTTGTACTTATCGACAACACCCTTGAATCCTTCAACTGTATTAAAAAGAGTACTGGCATCCTTAGGTACAGTCAGTCCTTCATTAAGGTAACCATACTCTGTATAGAATGGGGAAGTCATCTTTGTGCCATTCTTAAGGGTATACTCTTTGCTGTTCAAGAAGACTTCTGTGGCATTATCAATATCTAAACCGTCTCGTATCAGACCATTAAGGAATGATGTAGACTGGTCAATGATGGCAGATGTAAAGCCTAAGCCACGAAGAGCAGCCTTGAGGACGTCAATGTTAGTTGTTGGCTTACCAGTTGTATCAGTAACAATAGGATTGCCATTAGCATCTGTATTGCCATTACCGTTATTACCGTTGCCGTTATTACCGTTATTACCGTTGTTACCGTTATTACCGTTATTGCCAGTGTTTGTGTTGGTTATATAGTTATATTTACGCCAAACACCACCATAGTTAGCCCAGTACATTCCTGGACCTGGGTCTTCTTCTGGCATAGGATTATCTGGGTCCATTCCAGATTGTGTTAAAACCCGTGCTGCTTTAATTTTATCAGCACGACCTTGTTGGTATGCATCAAGTTCTTCTGCAGTAAACTTATTAAGTCTGACTGTTGCGCCAGTATTACCTGCTTCATAAGCAAGAGTTACTGGGTCAACCTCAAGGTCTATTCCAGCCTGTCTTACGGCAGCATCAATATCTGCTTGGCTTACCTGAGATGTGTCAGTACGAGGACCAGAAACACGGGGAGCACCTTCTCCATCATCAATAATCATTAAGTCTGGATTAATAATTAGTGGCATTATGAACGTCCTAACTTGCCTCTTAGGCTCTGGGTCATATCAACAGCCTGATTAACTGCTGTGGCTGTCTTGCCATAATCAGGATGGTCCATAACCATCTGGTTAAGTTCAAGCGCGTTAGGCATGCGGTATACACCCTTGTCATCTTTGAAGTTAAATACTTTTACAGAAAATGGGTCATCTATTGTGAAGTTACGCTCAAGAAGAGCAGAGATACCTTCTAGCATTGGCTTGACGTACTTATCAGCATCCTCACCAGCATTAATGTAATCAGCAAGTCCCATATACTTAGAAGCAGTTTGCTTACGCACAGTGTTCTTGTACTGAGTTAAGTACTCGTTAGCAGCGTTTGAATCTGCACTAGAAAGAACATTCTTCATAAGTGGTGAAAGCGTGGCTAGGTCTGGAGCCGTTGAATAGTTAGACTTGTGAAAGGCTTTAATCCCGTCGTAAAGAGTCTTAGCAGCACCACCAATATTGTCGACATTCCAAGTAGCATCAGGGTTATTGTTAACTAAGAAGTCAGCAAGGAATTGCTGTTGTTCTTCTTTAGTAAATCCTTCACCTTGTGCTGTTGAAGTTCCAGTTACAACTGATGTGTAGCGATATACGCCATTTGCATCTTTAGCAATTTTAGAGTATTGAGGATTCCCAAACTTGTCAATTTTCTGTTGTTTTGTTTTTGGGTCAATAACTGGCTTGCTCTTCTTGTCGTAGATAGGAGCCAATTCACTCTTAGTTGTAGTGGTTGTAGGTTGGTCTTGAGTTCTAACTTCATTGTTCCAAGCAGCCTGAAACTTCTTATCTAGTTCTGCAGTTGGGTATGAACCCCATGTTGAAAAGTAAGCATCATTGTAATACTGACGAGCATCGCCAAGGTCTTTGAACTGCAACGCAGTCTGAATCTGCTTGGTGTACTTGGTAGTAGTATCTGGTTGCTTGATTACTTTACCCTTCATTCCACCAATGTAACTTTCAAGGAATGTAAACGGGTCCTGATTGACCGCAGCGCCAGCAACAATAACATTACTTAGAGCACTACTATCAGTCATAGTAGACTTGCTAATACCTGATTTACGAAGTAAGTTTTGTAGATACTCGAACTGGTTATTAAATCCAGATACAGAAGAAGCGGTTCTATTAAGGGCCTGGTTTAATCGTTGTGCTGCCTGTGCCTTAGAAGTTGGTTCAGTTGCAAAGGCAAATTGATAGAATGGGTCATCTGGATTATAAATATACTTTGAGTTTAGATTTCCAGTTCCCTGAACATTTGCCATCTGAGCAAAGGCAGTTGGGCGTCCTGACATTGCTGCTGCACGCGCTGCATCTGCACTTGCGTAAACTGGACCAGCCATTACTTACTCTCCTTCAATATGCCATGAAATACCCCGTAGTACATTGGGATAAAGTCGGGATTTTCTGTCATTAACTGTTCTCCTAGACCAACAAGTTCATTACGCATCAATGTTGGGATACCACCCTTAGATGATAGTTCAGCATAGTTGCTAACCTTAAGTTGGTTTAACAAATCTTTATACCTACTAAACAACGGATAGAACTCAGAAAGTTGCTTGTAAACTGGTGATACTTGGAATGCTGGGTCTTGTAAAGCCTTCTCAATTGTTGCTACACGAGCATCAGAAATGCCTGTTACAAGGCTATCTACTGGCTTAGCGCCACCAAACTGCTTATTGAGTTGAGCAACCTGCTCGACAACCCAGTCTCCTGTGTAGAATCCAGCAATCTGTCGTTCAGTAATCTGGCTCTTAAGCATTGCATAAACCATGTTTTCTGATTCTTGCATGATTTCAGCAGTAGATAACTTACGACGAGCACCAGTCTTAACCTGCCAGTTGTAATACTTCTGAGAGTATTCTCCGCCTGGGAAGAAGAAAGGAATCACATCTTCGTTAGGTCGAGCATATTTGTCTGATGCACCTGGGTTATTATTCAAGAAAGTCCAAGCATCTGCTTTACCAGAAGTACCTGGAGTAGTTCCGCTAACTGCCACAAGAAGGTTATTAGCACCAAAAGTCTCAGCAAACTTAGAGATTGCAACACCTTGGTCTGATGGATGTCTATCCTTTAACTTTTGTAGGTGGTCATACAACATAGTCATTGTCATAAAGTTCTGCTTATTTTCAGGGTTCTTAATACTTGCAAGAACCTCTGGCATTGGAACAGAAGGTGAGATGCTTGTAAACAATGCGTTCAATGCACCAAAGGCTTTAGCCATTCGTGTAGCATCGTTAAATAATCTTGTACGTTCTGCATCGTTAACTAATGCTTGGTCTCCACCATACTCACCTGTTGAGGCTAGGTATGCAGCAAAGTCTTTAACATTGCGCAGTGTAGTTGCATCGTTGCCTTGGAAGGCAGCAAATCCCTTTTTTGCCCATGCAGGAAGTACTAGGTCTCCAGGAGTCTTAGGCTCACCAAATGGAGTTAGAATATCTCTAATGATGTCATCTACTGGACCAAAAGCAGATGTTCTTCCAGATACTTGATAGGCAGCAACCATTGCAGGTCCAAAGCCAGGAACAACTGGGTTAACAGAACCAAATGCTAAGTTAAGAGAGGCTACAGGAGATGTAATCTGAACTGCATCTTTAGCATTGATACTTCCACCAGCAAGTGCACCAAGGAAGTTTCCAACCAAAGGCATCTTAAACTTTAATTCATTAGTGTTATCATCCTTGTAGATGAAACCCTTGTTATCCTCATAGGTCATACCAGTTGTTTCATAAATGATATTTGAACCTTGCTTGGTGAGTGCATCAAATGCTTTACCAAACTTGTAAGCAGGTATCGGGTTAGACCAAGTAAGTTCTCCCCATTTAGCAAGAGTGTTATAGTGTGCTTGCGCAAACGGTGCTACAATACGTGCAGCATTAGCCCACTGCTTCTGCTTTGCAGCATCATAGAATAGGCTCTTAACATAATCAGAGGCTTGGTCTGCAGCAATACCATCAAGAGTCTTAAGGCTTGCTCCACCTTGGTGGACATAGTTAGGATTCTTCAGACGGTCTTTAAGAGTCTTATTGATAACACGTAGTCCTGGTGGCACTCGACCAATAATCTTGCCAGAAGCAGTTCTATTAGGAGCAAATACCTTGTTGGCTGTATTGCGCAACTTAGTTAGTTCTGCTGTATCTAGCATATCTGCATAGCCTGCAATGTAATCCCAATAAGCAGCATCAAATTCAGGACCAAGGTTAGCAGAACTTTCAGCACGGGCTGCAAGATTAAAGAACCAATCAGTAAACTTATTTGCTTGCTTCTTTAATTCTGAACCTGTTGATATCTCAGTAACATTAGTTACTACAGAACCAGTTAGTTCTTCACGCTTAAATGTGCTTTCAACTTGCTTTACATAAGCCTTTTCAGCAGCAAGAACCTGCTCAGTTGTAAGTCCTGATTGACGATATGGAGTCTTAATCTTTACTGCTTTACCAGCAGCGTTAGTTGTAAGTGCTTCTCCATTGAGAATCAAGTCCATGATTAGGTTCTTTTGAGCACCTTGTCCACCTAGAAGGTTAAGTTGACCAGCATAACTGTTAGGTTGAGTTTCATCAAATAGCCAGATAAGAAGGTTCTCACGGCTAATGTTATCCTTAACTACACCTGGACCTGTTTCTAGTCCTGGATTCTTAAGGAGCAACTCACGCATTCCATCATTATCATCATAGATTGCTGATACGAATTCTTTAAGTTTATTTCCTGGCTCATCAAATGTATTGATTAGATTATCAACATACTCATCTTTAGCCTGTGGAGTGCCTTTTCTCATAACAGAGATAACATCAGGCATGAACTTGTCTGCTGAGAAGTTATTAACAGTCCATGCTAATCCGTTAAAGAACTCAGGATGGTCAACTCCAACAGTCATGTAGGCTTTTTGCTTGTTAGTGTTACGACCAGCCTTGCCATAATCACCTAAGGAAGTACCACGCATAAGTGCTTGACGAGCAATGACAGACCTAGATAGTTCCACTTCTGCATCTGTTGTCTTAAAAGACTCATTGAGTGCGTTGACACTGTATCTAGAACGCTTAACAAGCGCCTTCTGGAATGCATTACCTTCTGGGTTGGCAATCATCATAGAGATAAAGCCAATTGGATTGTTAAATAAACTGTAGTGTCCTGAGAAAAACTGACGCATTTGCATTTCAGCAATGTTACGGAATACGTATGATGCACGACCAACTAACTGTGCTGTACGCCAGATGTCATTTGTTTCTTCAAGAAAAATCTTTGTAGACTTTGATAATCCATACAAAGGCACATTTGTTTTATGTGTAACAACTGCTTTATTGATTGCTCGTGAATCTGGAAGAGTAATAACGTCCTGAACTAATTGTCCTTCACGGATACCCTTATCTAACTGAATACTTTTACCACCAGCATTAACAATACCAGTACCAGCATTGCTAACAGAAAGTTTTAATGCGTAGTCTTTAATAAACGCTTCTTCGCTACCAGCAATAGATGCAGTCTTTTTGAGTTCATCAATCTTGTCTTTGCCTAGGTTGAGTGTAGAACCCACTTCATCCATCAACTTACCAATACCGCTAGCAACTGCCTTAGCACGCTCTGCGTTTGTTGCAGCATTGAATATGGCACGCTGTGTTTCAGCAATAATCTTTTCTTGTGTATTCTTACCAACAATACGCTTGATGCCTACAGAACTCATCCAATCCTCAACACCATTGTTGAGTCCAGTTAAGTCATTAAGGTTAAGTGCTGTTGTGCGAATATAGAAACGACCAAATGCTTTGTTGATGTTTTCTGCGTAACGGATTGCATCCATATTAACACCAGGAACCATGCGAGCAACAGGATTAGTAGCAATCTTGACACCAGCAGATAGTGCTTGCTTTATCTTAACTACATCTCCACCTGGTACAAACTGGTTTAAGAATACCTTAAATACTTCATCTGCATTGGTGGCAGCAGCAAGTTCTTTAATCATATTATCATCTAGTTTGCGATTAAATAGTCGCTTAAGACGAACAGGGTCAGTTTCTTTAGCAATCAACTCAGCAATAGGCTGAAATTGACGGCCAAGAATAAAGTTAAGTGCCTTCTCTGCAGAAGGTGTATCTAGAACCTCACCCATGAAGTTATCTGTAACTCCAATTTGGGCCATGATTGATTCTCTAAATACATTGTTTTCAGTAATCTGCAGTTCCATCTTAAGAAGGTCTCTAATGCCTGCATTTGCTGGGTCTTGAATAATTTCTTTAAGAATTTCTGCGTCTTCGTGTGCTTTCTGACGAAGTAGGTTAAAATAGTTTTCTTTGTCTTTCAAATCTAAAGTTTTATTGTTGAGAGTGTTAATTTCATTCTCTAAACGTGCTATTTCATCTTGAGGAGCCTTGATTGACTCTAGAACCTTCATAAGGTTAGGACCAAGGTTAGTTGGGTCAAGTACTTCTGCTGCAGCGTTGCCAAACTCAGCACCCTTTGCAGCCAGACGTTTAGTATTAGTAACTACTACGCCACCAGTTTGACCGTAAATCGAACGGATGTTCGAAAAGCCATCAACTTGCCAGACCTTTGCTACCAGGTCAATAACTTTTCCTGCAACTGCAGGGTTTTTGTAATCTGCAATTCTTTGTAGTAGCGTTGAAAGCGGTGTTGCACCAGCCAATTGGTCGCCAGTTACAAAAACAGAACCTAGGAAACCATCAAGATTTGCTGCACCATCTCTTAGATTGGTAGAAAGTTCTGTTAGAACACGGAACTCTGCCTCAGGCGCTTTCTTTGCAAGTTTATCTAACTCATCTGCAAACTTAGCACGACGAAGAGACTCAGCATTACGAACCTTTTGGCTAGCATCTACAAATGTATCTGCAATATCGAGTAGTTTAAGTTCTTTTCCAGCCTTAAGTGTGACTGCAAACTCATCTGCTACATTTCCAGCAGCATGAACACCTACAGAAATTTTACCCATCTGTGGAACTTCGTCCATAATGATAAGTCCGTCAAAGAATCCACCAGTGTTTTTCATATCTGCAGCAAGAAGTGAGATTGCTTTAGTCATTTCACCAGTTTGAACCTTGGGATTTTTAATAAACCACTCAGCAATAGCACTTGGAGATAGTGTTGCTTCTGCTGCTTTGTCTACACCTTCCCAGGCATAAATATCTTTGTTAGTATTAAGAAGTTTCTGGAATGTTCCCATTTGAGCATTAATAATAATAGTTTCATTGGCAATAATTTCTTGCTCTAACTTCTTGTACTTAGAAGAATAACGCTTGTAAGGGCTTGAAATCTTCTTATTAACTTTATCTCTGACAATTTGGTTAGTCTTTTCAAGTTCATCAATGGCTTCTTTAGCCATAACGTCAAAGCCAGCCTTGTTAACTTGTGATAGTTCTTTAGTCAAGTTAGTAACAGTCTTGCCTTGCGTCAGTAATTTACCTACAGCACCAGGACCAAACCAAGTTGATGGGTCTGCTGCAACGTTAAGAACTGCATCGACAATGCCAGATGAAATATGATAGGCATTGCTATTAGGGTTCATTCCAATGCCATTAAAAATACTGCGCCCAATGGTAAATGATTCGCCATTAATTTGGCCATACTTACCCATTGCTCTAGCCTGTGCTTTGCCTACCTTAGTCTCAGGTCCAATAAAGAAACCAGAACCTGTACCTTTTCCACCACTGGCTACAAGTGAACCAAGTGTTGTTGCTCGAAAAGCATTACCCATATCCGTAAGTGCATCTTCACCAGCAGTTAAGTTGCGGACTCCAACTGTTGCAATATCATACGGCAAGCGAAGTCCTGCAAAAGTAGTACGGATTGTACCCTTAAATGGATTGTAGACTGCTTCTCTAAAAGTTTTATCCATAGCACCTAAGATGCCACGGTCAGGCTTTACACTACTCTTAAGTTTATCAACTTTAAATTTCTCGTTCTTAAGTGCAGCAATACCATCAATGGTTGCAATCTTACCTAATCCAGGAGTATCTGCATTCAAACCTTGACGGACCATTGCAATAGCAACGTCGTTGCTTATTCCAGGGTACTTGTTAGTAATAGAATTAAGGTTTGATAATGATTCAGGGGTTAAGGAAGATACTTGCACTTCCATTAAGCGCTGTGCAGGAGTTAATACTTTAGGATTAGCCATTAATCCATTAATTCCATTTCGTTAAGCGACTCAACCATCATGAATAATTGACGTGACTCAGGGTTAGCCTTAGCCATGGCGCGAATAAACATAGAATCTGGATTTAACATTTCAACAGTAGGCGCTTGTGCTTCTGCTCCACGGCCTGGACCACCAGGTGCACCATCTGAAAGAGGAACTCCATTACGTCCAGAACCAGGTGCAAATGCACTGATAGAAGGAATCTGAGATACAGGAGTGCCTGTATTCATATTTACGCTAGAAGCATCAGTAGATGCTGCTCCAGCAAGAGCAGTTAAATCTTGACGATTGGTGTATGCACCACCAGATGCATACTGAATCTTTGCTTCACGCTGAATCTTTGCTACGCGCTCAGAAACATTATTATCAGTGCGAGATGAGTTTGCTCCCATGCCTGAGACTTTTTCATTAACAGCCATTAGTCTTCATCCTCATCTAAGTATTTTCTAACATCATCTAGTGTTGGTGCTGATACCATCCATTCAGGACGCATCTCTTTTGCGGATAAAATCCATAGAGCATTATCAACTGTAAATCCTGCTTTGCGCAAAGACTTATAAAATTCGTGTAACTCAATGGCGTACTGGTCTAGTTTTGAGTAATCTTCATCAACTACTCGCTTCTTCCTTGTGGCCATTTTATCCCCCTAAGCCTGCTAACATTGTTTCTAAATCTGCTGGTCCCTGTTGTTGAGGGGCCCCGCCAGAAGGTTGTCCAGGAGCCGCTGGGGACGGGGGCACTTGCTCAACTGGGCCTTGTGAACCTGGCGGAGCCATCTCCGACTGTGGAGGCTGTTCAGGTGTTTCCACCTTAAACACTGCCAACGCAGCAGACTCTATGCTCTCCCCTTTACGGCGACGTTCAATAACTTTTGCAATATTCTCAATTAGTTTAGATGGGTCAGCACCTTGTGCCACCATTGCTGGAATTGCTTGCGCACTTGCAGTAATAGATGCAGTAAGATTCTCGCGCATCTTTTCAATCTCAATACGTTGTTCTTCCATAGTAACGTTAACGCTCCATGGTAACTCGCGACGAATAAAGTCCTTAGATACTAAATCAGCACCCAATGCTTGGAGAGAGAAAATTAGAGCGCGTGAAGGGTCTAATCCAGCCATCAAGCCATATCGGACTTCTACCGAAGTATCGCCCTTAATGTCCTTGCCTGGCATGTACTTTAACTCGTACGG